GCCCCTGGTCGGCGGCTGGGGTGCGAAGCGCCACAGGTGGCGACTGCGAGGAGTCATCGACGAGCACCGACGAGCCGAAACTCAGAATGAGTTTTGGCCTCGGCGAATCTCTCCATATGACCCAAAATCCGCGCCGCATTTTTCCAAAAAGCTGTTGGCTTGTTGACGGACTGTCATGACCCGTGTAGACACACTGTCACGGAGGTACACATGGCGAAGAAGAAACCAACGCTTGCTCAGCGGATGGCTGAGCTCCGAAAGAGCCGGGGATTTTCCCAGGCCGAGCTCGCACGTAGAACTGGGTTTGATCCCTCGTTCATTTCTCAGCTGGAATCTGGGAAGCGAAAGGGGTCGAGTTACGCGACACTTCAGGCACTGGCCAATGCGCTAGATGTCGAAGTAAACCAGTTGCTTGGTATGTAGCCACCAGATGACCCCCCTTGGGCCCCCCCTTTAGGGGGGGGGCCCTGGGGGGTCTGGGTAGCAAACTAGCTAACGCGCGCACCCGCGCGCGAGGGGAGAGCGAGATGCAAGGATTGCCTCACTCCGCAGATGCGGAGAGAGAGGTGCTTGGAGCAGTGTTGCTTCGAGCCGATATGGCACCCAAGTTGGTCGAGGCTGGGTTGCGTCCTCAGGACTTCCACCTCGAGCGCAACCAACTGGTGTGTCGCGCTATGCTTGACCTCGTTGAGCTGGGCACGCCTGTTGACCCTGCGACTATTAGGGAGCGGTTGCTCGACCGGAAGGAGTGGAACAGGGCCGGCGAGTTTCGGACACTGAGCGAGCTGATGGACAAAGGCGCAGTGACTGGCGCGTTTGAGCATATGTGCGACGTGGTGAAGAAGTACGCGTTGCGCCGGCTGCTCGTGAGCCATGGCTGGGACGTGTCGAAGATGGGCCTAGAGTCTGATGACCCGGAGATTAGCCTTGAAAAGGCGCACACTGGGCTGAGGGAGATCGCCGAAAGCGGCAACCTGCACACAGGCGTGACAATGCGCGATGGCGTGCGCGGGTATATGGACTACATCAACCGAGTGCAGGCTGGGGAAATCACAGACACCCGGTTGCCCACAGGAATCCGAAGCCTAGACGACCACCTGGGTGGAGGCTTGCGCACCGGATGGCAGGTTGTGGTGATGAGCGCAGCTGGACACGGCAAGACAGCGTTCGCTGTCAACAACCTCGCCCTGTCTGCTGCTAAGGCTGGACACCCTGTGGTCATTTGCAGCCTCGAGATGCAGCCCAAAGAGGTAATTGGCCGCATGGTGGCCGCTGAATCAGGCGTCCCTGTGCACGTGCACGACCGCGCAGGCCTCGATCCTTACGACCTATCGAGAATGATGAACGCCGCTGACCAAGTCTACAACCTGCCGATACGGATAATCGGCGCGAGACACGGGAATATCGAGTCGATTACGTCAGTAGCCCGCCAAGTGAAAGCCCAATACGGCTCACTGGGCATGGTTGTGGTGGATTATCTGCAGCTCATGAAGTCGACAGACAACGCTGAGGCCTCGAGCGAGGAGAAAATCTCGACAAACTCTGGAGCTCTAAAGCTGCTCGCAAACGAGCTCGACTGTGTGTCTGTCGTATTGAGCCAGCCTGTGCTGAGCGCCAAGCGAGACAAGAAGAGGCCGTCTATTACCCAAGCCAAGGGGTCTGGGTCTATCGAGGATGACGCCGATTTGGCGCTGATTCCGTGGTTGCCGTTTAAAGTTGATGACACCGCGCCACGAAGTAATGCTGAGATGGGCATGGACAAGTTCCGACACGGCCCTCAGCAGAACCTCAGCAGCGACGAGATACGGTGGAATGGCAAGAACATGCGATTTGAGGAGGTGTGAATGTGGCTCTATCTACCATCAGCCTGTGTAGCGGATATGGAGGACTTGAACTTGGACTCGAGACTGCCGGACTTGCCGTCAGAACTGTCTGTTTCGTGGAGAGGGAAGCCTATGCAGCTGCGAACCTGGTCGCGCTTATGGAACAAGGGCGGCTGGCTGAGGCTCCTGTCTGGAGTGACCTTACGACCTTTGACGCGAAGCCTTGGGCTGGAAAGGTGGATTGCCTCACTGCCGGATTCCCCTGTCAGCCGTTCTCTGTTGCCGGCAAAAGGCAGCACACAGAAGACGAGCGATGGCTCTGGGACGACATTGACCGGATTCTTCGCGAGCTACGATCCATCCGTCTCGTCTTCTTGGAGAACGTCCCAGGCCTCGCTGTTCGCGGACTGGGACACGTTCTCGGAACGATGGCCGAGCTGGGTTTCGATGCGGAGGTTGGAGTGTTTCGAGCGTCAGATGCCGGCGCTCCTCACCGCCGTGCGCGAATGTTCATCCTCGCGTTTGACCCCGAGTTGCGAGGATCCCACGGACGCTCCGTTCTGGCCGACGCCGGATGCTGGATCCCGAGTGGGAACCAACGGAGGCGATTGGGCAGAGGGGACGCCCCACAGAGCCAAAGCCGGCAAGGGGATTGTGGAGAGGCCAACGCTAGCCGCTCTGGCACAAATGTGGCCGACAGCGACGGTGGGCGACTCAAGGTCGAGCGGCAGGCACACGACCAAGACGGGAGTGATGCACGCAGGCACGTCTCTGACAGATGCGATGAGAACGTGGCCGACCCCAGCAGCACGAGACTACAAGGGGACCAACAGCAAAGACCACGTGGAGACAGCGACGGGCAGAGCTCACATGGACCAGCTGCCCAACTTCGTAGCCTATGGCCTCCAGGGCCAGACGACAGCGACGGATGGAGACGATGGGTCGAAGCCTCCGGTCCTAAACCCGGACTTCGTCGAGGCTCTGATGGGACTGGAAGCCGGGTGGACCAGCTGCGCCTCCTTGGTAACGGCGTCGTCCCGCAGCAAGCCGCCCTCGCTTTCCGAGTCCTCGCCGAACGAGGAGGGCTGATATGAGCGCAATCGACCAAGTGCTGGCGCTGCTCTATGAGTTGGGCGATGAGGTGGGGACAAGGGCTGTAGCCATTAGGTTGGGCATGAGCCTGACAACCGCACAGCGCTCGCTGGCGCGGCTCCGAGAAGAGGGATGGATTAGCGGCAGAAGGCAAAGGCCTGTGCCTGGGACCAGCAAAAGAACTACAACCGTGTGGAGGGTTGTCGCATGAAGCTATACATGGGCATAGACCCCGGATACTCAGGAGCCGTCGCGATTGTTGATGAGCATGGCGCGCTCCATGACTTGGTGCGACTCAAAGAAACCGAGCACGACATCGCTCGTTTTGTTGCAGGATACGCCCCAGCTGTGGAGTGGGGCGTGCTTGAGCGCGTATCTGCGATGCCGCGACAAGGCGTGTCGTCTACGTTCAAGTTCGGCACCAGCTACGGATTCTGTCGCGGGCTTATGGTTTGCAGCGCAGTTCGCTTTGAGGCCGTTACCCCTGCGACGTGGCAGGGCGCTATGAAGTGCCGGTCGAAGGGAGACAAGAACGTCACCAAGGCTGCTGCTCAGCGGCTGTTTCCTGGCCAGAAGGTGGTGCACGCCACCGCAGACGCTATGCTGATTGCAGAGTACGCGAGAAGGTGCGCCCAGAGATGACCTACCTACAAGTCTATCTAGCCTGCGTGACTGCTATTGGCTGGATTAGCCCGTCAGGGATTACAGCAGAGCGTTTTGGCACCTGCATCGCTATTGGCACCCAGGCCGTCGTCGAGGACGTGGACATGCACATGGCCATAGCCGTCGCCTACACCGAGTCGCGATTTAACAAAGACGCGGTCAGCTCAGCTGGAGCTCGCGGGCCGATGCAGGTCAAGCCGGTGTTTCACTGCCCTGGTGGCAAGCTGAAAGGATGCGACCTGATAACCGCAGGCTTGCGGGCTTTGAAAAAGTACCGTAAAAAGTACAAGCGTTGGTCCGAGGCTTTGTGCCACTGGAACAGCGGAAACAAGTGCTACCGCAGGAGCAGGCTCTTTGCACGTATCGTTCTTAAAAGAAGACGAGCCCTTTCCCGCGCCAAAGGAGATCCGCGCTAATGCCCGAAAAGAAAACGACGAAGAAGGCCGCGCCGAAGAAAGCAGCGGAGAAGAAGGCAGAGGCCCCGAAGCCGGGTCGCCCGCCGAAGGTAGCTGAGGTCACCGAGCTCGATCTGGGGCCAAAGCTTATCTCGCTAATTAACACTGCAGCCGACGACTTGGGCGTTGATCGAGCAGTGATCGTTCGGGCCTTGGTGCGCAGGTGCGGCCATGACCTGCGACGCATCGGCCCAATCGGCGTGCGGATGGCACTGAAGCGCTATCTGTAATGCCTGACCTCAAGTGGGAATCATACGATGCCGAGGACGGCACGAAGGGCCTGAAGGTTTCGACCGATCAAGACCCTACGCACACTATTGCCGAAGGCATTATTGGCGAGTGCATTGCCAACATCAAAGAGGCCTTGGGCGTTTTGTGGGAGTACGTTGAAGGCGACAATCCCAAAGCGGCGCATAAGTTTGCCGTCCCTACGTTTCACACGATTCGTGAGGAGCTGGAGACTGCGCTAGACATGCTTGAGAGCCTGCAGCGAAAAGACATCCGCCCGAAGCACAGGGATTGCAGAGCCGTGATGAAGAGCGGCTCCCGGCTGCTGGCCAAAAACTCGCCGCTTGACGACGTGTTTGTGCCAGAGGTTTTCCTGAAAGACTCCTTGGGTCTTTTGTCTACGATGCACACATGCCTGCTTGAGCAGACCAAAAAGAAAGACCGCAACCGGATTCGGCGGGAGTACGTCAATGCCGCGAAAAAGCAGATTCACGCCTGAGATTGCAGACGCGGTGGTCGACGGTCTGACTAAGGGCCTGACCAAGCGCAACATTTCAGAGACTTTGGGCCTGGGCAAGAACACCATTAGCGTCTGGCTCAAGGCCGGTCAGGAGGGTGACCCTGCCTTTGTCAGCTTCGCAGACAGGTGCGCCCAAGCTGAAAAGCAGGCCCAAGGCTCTCTGATTGCTATGATCAGCGAGCAAGGCCACAAAGACTGGCGAGCTGCAGCGTGGCTGCTTGAGCGCCGGTTTGACGCTTTTAAGCTTCGCTCTCGCACAAGCGCCGACGCCCAGGCAGAGCTCGACCGGCTAAATATCGAGAAGGCACAGGCCGAGCTTGTGTACACCGAGGCCAAGACCAAGGCGCTCAACCGTGGCTCGCTCACGCCTGAGCAAATCTTGGAGCTCCTCGAGCACGCCAAGGATGCGGGCAAGCAGGAGGCTGAGGAAGCCGTCCACTGATGGCTACCGAAGCAGATGTATCTGAGAGGCTAAAGGAAGAAATCACGCGCTGCGCGCAGGACTTCAACTACTTTGCCCGCTACCTGCGCATCGTCGACAAGAAAGGTCGACTGATTCCTCTTGAGCCAAACGAGGTCCAGCAGCAGTTCCTTCAAGACATTGAGGAGAACCCGTGGACGTATGTGCTCAAAGCGCGCCAGCTGGGCCTTACTACGATTATCGCGGCTCGGAATATCTGGAAGGTTCTGTTTCGGCCTAACTACAAGGTCGCAGTGCTGGCGCATCGTGGTGACTCAGCTCAGGTGATCTTTGAGATTTACAAGCGGTACTACGAAAACCTGCCTGACTTTCTGCAGTTTCCGACAAACAAGTCGAACGTGCGCGAGCTCGCCTTTTTTCATGGCGGCTTGATTCGCGTCATGACTGCGCAATCTGAAGGAGCGCGCGGCACAACCTATCAAGGGCTGCACTGCTCAGAGTTCGCCTTTTGGGGAGACGTAGAGAAAACAGTCGCAGCTGCATTTCAGACCGCCGGCCCCAACGCTGACATTATTCTTGAGACAACTGCCAATGGTCTAAACGAAGCAAACAAGATTTGGCAGTCAGAGAACGGCTTCAACAAAGTGTTCTATCCTTGGACCGACAACCAGCTCTACCGAAAGAAAGGGCCGACTGGCCGGCTGCACGCGAAGCTAAAGAAGGTCGCGGAGAAGCACGGCTTAGACAAACAGCAGATCGGATGGGCGCAGCACACGCTCGAAACCAAATGCATGAACAACTGGAACACGTTCATGCAAGAGTACCCCGTGACAGCTCAGATGGCGTTCATCACAAGTGGTGAGCGGTTCTTTGACTTGGTGTTTCCGCACGCGCAGGCTTTGGCTGGCGAGCGCGAGTACTCTCCACCCGACAAGTTTCGCGTGTACTCAATCGGCGTGGATGTCGCCTCTGGCTCTCCGTCTGGTGACTACAGCACCTATTGCGTAATCGACGTCACCGAAAAGCAGCGGCCAGTCGTGGTGGCAACCCACTATGACCGAAGCCCGCCTCACGAGTTCGGCGAGCGAGTGCGCCAAGCGGCTATCAAGTACAACGCCTTGGTCGTCGTTGAGTCCAACACCTACGGCCTAAGCGTGCTCGAGTACCTTGTTGGCAAGGAGTACGCCTACATCTTTAGGCGTACTCACTATGACAAGCTGGGCGGTCGATGGGTGGAGAAGCTTGGCTTCAGCACGACCAGCGCCACCAGGCCGCTGATGCTAAGCCGGCTTCACGAGTACTGTTCTCGAGGCAAGCTTGTCATCAACGACGAGCGCATGAAGACCGAAATGAACAGCTTCGTGTACAACGACAAGGGCAAGCCTGAGGCTGCGCCCGGCAAGCACGACGACATGATTTTTGCTCATGCGTTGGCTCTGATGGGTTTAGACCAGATCGACCAAGTCAAACAAGATGTCGTGCGTCAGCGCCCAAAAACGTTGCAAGAGATGCTGAAATACGAGATGGCAACGGGCCGTCGGTATCAAAATGGAACAGATGATTCTCATTTTGAGATGTATGGTGTACGCTCTGACCAATCCTCGCCGCTTGATGCGGCGTTGAACAGTTCGCCCACGCGGCGTTAAGCAGGAGAACCATGAGCCTATTAGACGACGAGACGAAAGCAAGACTGGCGGCTGTTTTTAGCGGTGACCAACCGCAGGAACCGCAGCCCGACCAAGTTGTAGCGCCCGTCACGGAGACAAAGGCAGAGGTATCGTCCGAGGCAGCGCAGGACGTAAATGAAGGCGCGAAGGTAGAGGCACCCGAAGCAGCACCCGAAATCGACGCTAACGCGGAGATTGAGGTTGAGGTAGAGGAGGGCCACCGTGTTCCCTATGGCAGGTTCAAGCAGGTGCTTGACGCTCGTAATACCCACCGCAATGAGGTGGAGTCCTTGCGTCAGGAGCTGGAAAAGCTGAAGTCTCAGCCCCAGCAGACCTATCAGCCGCCACAACAGCAGGTGCAGCCCAAGCCTCAAGTGCAGTCTCAAGAAGACGACTGGTGGTCAGAGTACCAAGGCACCGAACAGCAGACGGCCCAGGCCCCTGTTGACGATGGCAAGTACAGCGAGCTCCAGAATCGACTTGAGGCTCAAGAGGTTGCGTTCCAGAAGATGGTTCTGGAGCGTGAAATCAGCCAAGCCCAAGAGAAGTTCCCCTCGATTGACAGAGGTGAAATCTTGAAGGCTGTCGTTCAGAATCCGGCTATGCCGGTGATGCAGATCGCCGAGCAGTACTCTACTTGGCTTGCGGGAATCGAGGAGGCGGCAATTGCTCGCTACGTCGGTGACAACCCGGAAGCTCAGCAGAGGGCTGCAGAGCCAGCTGCACCGCCAGCAGCTCCTCGTCCTGCCCAGGCTGGCTCCGATGCCGTAGCCAACTTTGTGCAAGAGAAGAGGCCGCAGACTGTTGAAGAGGGCTCGAAGATGTTCAGAGAGTTCCTCAAGACTCACACCCCCTTCGCTCAATAAAAAGGAGGCGCCAAAATGGCCGCCGATATCGGTACATATACCTCATGGACCAGCACTGGATCGCTGGGCTCCATTCTCAAAGAATTCTTTATGGGCCCCGTTGTGGAAACCCTCTCGAATGAAATCATGGCCTTGCAGCTTTTCCAGAAAGCTACGGTCGATTGGAACGGTCGCGTCTGCACGATTCCCGTGCACACCGGTCGTAACACCTCTGTTCAGTTTTTGGGCGAGGGCGCAGACTTTTTTGCCCCTGGCGCGGTGGCTGGCCAGCAGCAGTACGATCACCTCAGCGTGAATGCCCACTTCCTCTACGGCCACTTCCAGATCACCGGTCCTGCCATCGCTTCCGCTAAGTCGGGCAGCTCTGGCGCGATCATCGGCTGGATGGAGTCGGAGATGAACAAGCTTATCGACGACGTGAAGCGCACTGCAGATCAAAACATGATCTCCGGCGGTTCGGTTGTCGGCTACATCACCAGCAGCAACAACCCTGGTGGTGGCGCTACGTGGGGCTTCGATGGCGACTTCGGCAAGCTCGCTGCGGCTCTGGCAGGCGGTGCTATGACGGAGGTGTCCATTCGACGACAGGACAACCCTGGGTTCTTGTCTGATGGCACGACTGCAGCGAACACGCGTTACCTCGCCGACGTCGACGCTGGCGTTGTCGTCACTGGTGGTGTCGCTGGTCTGAACGAGAACGCTGGAACGATTGTTCTCGCCGCTACTCGTACCGATCAGGATGCTGGCGCTAACGCTGTCGCTGCTGGTTTCGGATACCCTGTGTATCTGACGGACGTGGGCGCAGGAACTCTGCTGACTGACTCGAACAGCCAGCCGCGCGGACTGATGGCCAACCTCAGCGAGCCGAACCCGTTCGGCATCGACAAGTCTGGCACTGCAATCGTGGCCGGTGGGCGTCCGACTCTTCAGCCTCTGGTTCTGACCGCTAACGCTGACAACACCGCCAACACCAACGTGCGCGCGGACATCTCGGCAGAGCGTCTTCAGCAGGTGATCGACGAGGTTTCGGTGCTGTCCGGCAAGGAGCCTGATGTCATTTTGTGTCATCCGACGACGCGCGCTCAGTACGTCGCCATGATGACTGGTGCAGGCTCGCTTCAGACCACGACTCGTGGCGGCGCAACGAAGGGTGATGCTGGATTCTTGGATCTCAGCTACCAGAACATTCCCCTGAAGTACGCACGTTCCGTGCCTCGTGGAATGATGATCTTCCTCAACACGAAGTCGTGGAAGGTCGCTGAGCTCCAGAGCGGCGGGTTCGCCGACCTCGATGGGTCGACGCTGTCGCGCACCGGAAACTCTGACGCCTACAATGGCTTCTACCGGTGGTACTACAACCTCGTTGCAACGAGCCCGAACTGCAACGCTGTCCTGTGCGGAATTACGCTCAACGCTTAATTCCTGGGAGGCACTAATGAAAGAGGCGCTCATTGTCATCACCTTGATGGTGGGTGCCTCTTTTATGGTGTCGTTGACGTATCTTGTGGTGCTCAAGATACAGCGCGAGAAGCGCGAGCTTGAGATGCTTAAAGCCGTTGAGGACTCGGAGCCTCAGGTGCTGCACGACTTGTTTAATGCGGAGGTGGAATAATGGCGAGCTGGGCAGTGCAGATGGCCCCAGAGCTAATGCAAGCAGCCGCAAAGGCCCGTGCAGACAAGCTTGCCGCCGACGCAGCTGAGCGGCAGCGAGATGTTGGAATGGGCCGGGCACTTGGCGCGGTCGGCGGCGCTCTCGCTACCACGCTAGCCGGCCTTGGTCCGACGCCTGGCCTAATGATTGGCCAAGAACTCGGAGGCCAAGGCGGTCGCTTAAAGAGTGGGCAGGGCCTTGGCTATGACGATTCTCAGCAGGCCGTGCAGGGCGTGGGCAACGTCGTGCTGGGATCTGTTGCAGCCGGCCAAACCATGAAGCAGCAGGCAGGCCAAGACCGGTACCGAACTGCTTTGGCAACAATGCTTAGGCCCGGCAATGAAGCAGCCTTGCAAGCGTATCGAGACATGCCAGCCGGAATGGCTCGCAAGTTTGAGGCTGGCGACATCGATGTCTTCAACTCGTGGTTTAGCGGTTATGGAGTCGGGCCTTGAAGTTTCCAGCATCTATGAAGAAGCTTCTCGACGAATCGCTCGAAGACAAGCGCATCGACCAGAGAATCTGGGATGCGTCTTTGATGTTTTTGGAGGGCAGGCAGTGGCTGAACTACGACAAGCGAGCGGACCAGTACGTAGCTGCAAACGTGAGCGCTTCCGTCGGCTACAAGGTAACGGTCAACCTGCTACTCAACGTGTACAGAAATGTTCTGGCACGCCTGGGCCTCGCGTACCCTTCAGTCGTCGTTTTGCCGGCCTCGCCAAACTACGACGACATCATCAAGGCGCAGAGCTCCGAGCTCGCGCTCAAGTATTTTTGGCAGAGCCAGCGCGTAAAGCAGTCTCTCATTCAGGGAATCGAGTGGCTTCTGACGACCGGCACAATCGCTCTCCATACCTACTACGATCCTGGCGACAAGAACTGCAAACTGCAGGTGTTCGGCGCTTACGATATCTTTTTTGAGAAAGGCGTGCGCAACCCAGAAGAGTCGCAATGGATTGCGATGCGCACGTTTCACACCAAGAAAGACCTCAAAAAGGCGTATCCCGATAAAGAAGAGATTATCGAGAATCTTGTGCCCGTTAGCGCGTCAGAGCCTAACCAAGGCACCACGCCCATTGACCACCCTGGGTCTGTCGCCGACCGGGTAGCTCTGTACGAGATTTACTGGCGAGACGGTCGACACGCGATCAGCACGGGCAATGACTACCTCTACGCAGAGGAGTTCCCGTGCCAATGTTTCCCAGTGCAGATTATCCGCTACACGACCATTCCTCGGCGGTGCTGGGGCCTGAGCCTGCTGGCCCCGCTGCTCGATCTGCAGTTGCTCTACAACAAGGCACGCAGCCAGCTCAGCCACAACATCGACCTGATGGGCTCGCCCAAGTGGCTAGTGCCCAAGACCGCAGGCATCTCTACCGGCTCAATCACGAACCGGCCCGGAGAGAAGGTGTACTACAACCCTGCTGGTGGTCGCCCTGAGCAGATTGCTCCTGCCCCAATCCCGTCATACGTCATCGACAACATGGCGCGCATTCAGTCTGAGATGGGCGACGTGGCCGGTCTTCACTCTGTATCGCTTGGTAAGCGCGCCGTGGGCGTTACAAGCGGTAAAGCGATGGAGACGCTTAGCGCTTACGACACCAGCCAGCTGCAAGGCACCCAGACAGCCATCGAGGCCGCAGTGGCTGAGATGGCCAAGTGCGTGTTGATCATCATGCAGAAGTACTACACCGAAGAGAAGATGGTGCGAATGCTTGATGACTACGGCAAGGTCACGTTCCATGCGCTCAAGGGAACGGACCTCACTGCTAATCCTGAAGTGTTCCTTGAGGCCGGCTCGCTGTTCCGCGACGAGGCCCAAGACCGCGACGCTAAGATTGTCGAGCTCCTCCAGCTTGGCCTTATTCCTCCCGATCGTGCTCTGGAGGAACTCTCGTTCCGCACCGGCAACGCGTTTGTCAGCGAGAAGGTGCGCGGCCTGGCTCACGCAAGAGACATGCTTGAGGCAGCAAAGCGTGGTGGGGAAATCGAGCTGTTCAGGAGCGACGACCTCGAGGCGTTCAAGGAAGTATTCAACGAATACATCCAAGGCTCCGAGTTCTACGAGCTGCCTGAGGAGGACCAAGAGTACATTCGCGATGTGCTAGTGGCCATCAACGCAGCCAACATGCCCGACGACCAGTACGTCCAGATGCTGCAAACCCAGCAGGTGTTCCCGCGCCCAGTCCCGCCACAGCAAGACGCCGCAGGCCTCTTGAACATGATAGGCGCAATGAACACAGGCGCTGGTCAAGAGCAGCAGATGGAGGCCATGGCCGCAAAACAGCAGCAGGTAGGCACCGTTGGTGCAGCTGAGCGAATGCTGACCAACCGGGCTGAGGCCTTGTTGGCTAATCGCGGGGGTCTGTAATGCTTGTCAGCGAAGTGCAGTCGCTCTTTCGGCAATACATCGACGAGCCCGACCAGTCGTTTGTCACCGATGCCATGGTGGCCACGATGCTGCAGGCGGCGTATCAGGAGTTCCAATGGGCAGTGATGCAGGTCGACGACGGTATTTACACCACCCTGGTCGAGATTACGTTTACGACACAGTCAGCCTACGACCTCGCCGATCCTGCGAATGCGGTGAGGGTGTTCGGTGCAGATGCGAACCTGACGCACCCGAGGCTGATGAAGCTCGATGCGTTATATCGGACATCTGACTCTGTCGTCCTCACGCCTCTAGAGCCGGTGGCGACCCCGCAGGCGCTGTCGCAGATGACCGGAGCGTATATGCTCGACGGCACGATCTTGCGTTTCAGCGAGCGAAGAAGCGGCACGCTTACCATGCGGTATTTTCCGCAGTACGTGCAGGCTGGCGCGGCTGCTGCAACCTCTGGATACATTGACTGGTCTGTCGGCGGGGGCGGAACGTTTATCGACAACCTGTCCATGTTTCATGACGTCATCGCTTTGCTCGCAGCAAAGCAGTACTTCATTTTGGACAACGCCGTAAACGACATGCTAATGGCCCAGCTCAGCATGCGAATGGACGCGCTCAACGCGTACCTGACATCACGCGCTTACGATGGCTCTCAGTACGTGTCGCAGGTTTACACGGGTTACGAGTTCGGCACTTAAGGGGGGCCTGTGGCTATCGGTGGTCAAGAGGTCGAACTCCTGGGAGTGGGCACGGAGGACGTGGCTCCGACCAACGGCGCGTTCGCGCTCAACATGGTTTTTAGCAACGACGCGTGGCGCGTGCGCAAGGGGTTCGGCACGGTCAACGAGCTCGACACAACGCTGTCTATGAACATTGGCGCGCGTGAGTTCGGATACCGCAAGCACCTTGGGTCGCGCTTGGTCACGACTACGTTTGGCCACGAGCAGGTCGTAAGCATCTTCTTCTCCCAGGTGAACACGGCCAACAGCGCAAACAACACGCGCATCATCAACCTGTACATCGTCAGCATCTACGACCTGACGACCGACACTCGGTGGGAAGAGCCGCTGTACAGGCACACTGGCGAGTTGGACCCCAATACCCAAACGCTAGACTTTCAGTACGGCCACTACGACACAGACAATGAGGTAGATCACCAGCGGTGGGTCAACGCTGTTGACGACGACTACTTCTACTTTGCTGAGTCCAGCCTCAACGCCGACACCGATGTCTTGTTCTTTGGCTCTGAGCTTGCCGGGCTGTGGTGCTACATGCCAGCGGCCATACGCAAGCCCAATAGCAAGTTTGTCGACGCAGTAAACAACCACGCATGGTCTAGCCCCAGGGCAGAGTCATCGATGGTAATGCCTGTGGTCCTAGTCGTTCCACAAACCCAGCTGGGCCAGTCATACCAATACTTCCGGCATGACGAGGTCACTGGCGTTAAGGTTGTCGCTCGCTTTGGCCAGCGCTTGGTTTACGCCACAGACCGCACCGTGTTGTTCAGCGACATGGGAGCTCCAGCTCGCATCGTTACAGACAACTTTGTCACGATTCCGAGTGAGTATTCGATCACCGCTTTGGCCGATGTGGCTGGGCAGCTGCTCATCTTCACTGAGCACGAGACGTTTGTGTATCAGCCGTCTACTGGTGATATCGCGGCGAACGGTCGCTTGATTCCGGTATCAGACAACGTGGGCTGCGTCGGCCCAAACGCAATGGCCGAAGCAGACGGCATGCTGTTCTTTGTCGATAAGGAAGGCGTGTACGCCTACACCGGCAATCTCGAGGTCAACCTGGCCAGCGGTGACATCGATGGCTACTTTGCGAATTCGCTGAGCAACCCGCTCACGTCGTACTTTGCGTACAGCGGCTACACGCCGATGCAAACAGAGCAGCCACACACGTCTATGTACTTCAAAGAGGCCGGCGTCAGCGCGGTGTACTCGGCTAGTCTCCGAGCTCTTTTGATTACAGTGCCTGAGCAAAACATGACGCTGTGCTTAGCCAATAGCCGATGGTCTGCGTGGTCGTACACGTCTAGCGTTTACTACGCTGCAGTCACTGGCTCTGGAGGCGGCACGACCACAACGTCGTACCCCGGCATTATGAGCAGCACCGACAACCCGAACGGCTACGTAACGGAGCCGTGGCTTGTTGTGTCGCAAGACGATCTGTACCTCGTTGGAAGCGTCAGCACGCAGAGCTTCACTGACACGCTGCAGAGCACGCAGTCAGGCAGCGCCACCGACGTTGACGACGACGTGAAGGCGTGCAGCTACTACATCCTGCGCTATGGGCGCGGTGGCGGTATTGATCGCTCTGTGCGTGACGAGGACAGCCGGACGATTGCCGGGAAGTATCTTACAAAGATCTTTCCCGGCGTGCCGGTCACCGCGTTCTATGTAGACAAGTGGATACCGGTGCCAAAGGGCTACACCTTTCCCAATGGGTACGTCGTTACTGCGCACAACGACGTTTGGCTGCTGCCTATCAGCCTCGTCCCGAGCTCAGCGCTGACAGCAGGCAATAACGAAATTCAGCAGTACCGGTTACGTCTGCGGTTTGATAACACCAAATGGCAACCCGTGTGTGAGGGCGCAAACCAATCATCTCCGACCAATGCGTTTGTCGACTTTCTATTGCCTAGCGAGCGCATTTCGTCGGCGGCGGGTTACTGGGATAGCGGCGCAATCGGAACGACAATGGCCGACGGCGAGCAAGTCCAAGTGTACAACGTCGGGGGCGCGGCTGCGTATTCTGGCTACGAAATTAGGATTGAGTGGAACGGAGCAGGCAAGACGGGCTGGACGCACCAAACGTCGTTAAACCTAAACCCGCTTGTGAGAAACGAGCTGATTTACATCCCGATGCGAATCAAGTCTTCTGCAAGTGAGGTGAGCGGCATGGCGCTCTGGTCGCCCACAACGCTGGCTGCAGGAAACGATGGCTCAAATCACAACTGTCCGTTTGTTCTGTCTTACAACGGAAGCGCGTACACAACAGCCGCATCAGCCGGCGTGCTGGCTTGGGAGCAGTGGCAGACGGGCTCCCGTCACAAAGAGGACGACGTGGCCCAGGCCGTCGACTGGGCATACAAGTCAGCTCGCATTGGCGATGGAACGCAGGGACAGAAGGCGCGCGGGCTGTTTACCCGCATTCTGTCTCACGGCAAGGGCACCGTCGCGGATTGGCTTGTGCCCAACTGGCTCTACGGCATCTTCAACATCGCCGTGGCCAGTGAAGAGAAGGGCTGGTTGACGCAGGTAATGGACGTAGACGCCACAAATCACACCGTGGCTTACGAAGAGTACCGCTCTAAGACCACGCTGCGCACGCACGTAAAAGACAGCGGCACGCTGTACACCAAAACGTTCGGAGCTGACGGTAACAAGTGGGGCGACAACAACCTTACGCACCACACCCGTGGAACGACCTTGGTCGACGACGAGGCCGTAGAGACGATGTCTACGTCTTTGTCCGTAAAAGGGCGGTCGTTTACCTACCTCTTGTTTGGCTTCATTCAAAACAGAGCTCAGACTATTGCCATCGAATCGTCCAAGGCGCTTGTTCGATTGACTGGTGGTGGTCGCCGCAGAAGGGGTCGCTGATGCCGCACATCTACGAATTGCAGAGCCGGCGTCCCAAACTGGACGGCGAAAAAGACTCCGAGCTGCAGCTTCGTCTGCACAACATGGACAAGGTGATTCAGTTCAACGACCAGCTGCGCTCTGAGAATAGCGCCATATTAGCTACGTTGAACATTTCGTCGCCGCCGGCCTCCCTTGAGGAGACGACGCTTACGAACAACTCAATCACCCTGACCTCTGGCGAGCACGGAGGCGTGACGCTAGATGTCGCTGACACTCAGATTAAAGGAATGCCAGCAGGCGTGTTCATGACGCGGCAGGTTACATTTGAGGCTGACGCTACTGTCGACGGAGTGCACTTCATCACGTCAGAGCAAAATTTGGGCGAGCTCGCGGTGGTCGGCAGCTCAGCCGTTGTCGTGTTTAGGAATTGCACGTTTGAAAAGTCTGACACTTCGACCTCAACTTTTGTCACGGTGCAAACCGACGGCAAGGCTATCTTTGTCGGCTGCGTGTTTAAGGGGTCACCACCTAGCGGCGATGTGATCAGCAACGGTGTGGCCGGCAACGTGCAAGTCGTCGCTTCGTACAACAAGACTGGCAACGCCCTGGGCACCGTCACCTCTGCAAGCTTAGGTAACCTGTAATGGCTTGGAAGAAGCACACCAGGCTCATGACAGATGAGCAGTTCTCTGAAGGCACGACGATTGACGGCAATCGCATCGACAAGGCCATGGAGGACACGGTCGATAGGTTTAACAACCTAGAGCTCCGCGACATGGCCAACCGGTTCTTTCCGTGCCATTACGTCAGCGGGTTTACCCCGCAGTCTCCTATCAATACGGCTACGTTTGTCGCTGTGATCACAACGGCTGGCACCGGATACAGCGCCGGGGTTACAGGCGTAGCGACAACTGGAGGCGGCGGTACCGGCCTGACTGTAGACATTGTTTCAGTGTCTGGCGGTGGCATCACAGGCATCCAAATCGCTTCTCAAGGCACCGGGGCATACGCAGTCGGCGAAGTGCTTACCGTTACCGGTGGTGGCACCGACGCACGCATTACGCTAAAGAGCTCGACGATGCACCACTGGCCGTGGCTGCGCACCTTCAATTATAGCGTTGCGTCAGGCACTGCGGCTCCAGCATCCTATCTCAATCCGTTGCGGGTTAAGTCAACTCAAGTTCCCGCGATCGTAAACAAGACCGAGGGCTCATGGCCCATGGGCGCGCAATACGCGTGGACAAGCGAGTGGTTCTTTGGACAGCCTGCCATTCTTGATAGCTTGCAACTGGTCATGGCCTTGGACAACACAAGCGTGTCAGACGCGGCGTACAAGCCGTTTGCGAGTTCGGCCCCATTTATGTGGCCGGGCCGGTACCTTCCCGCC